GTAGCGATGCTATGAAAAACCCCCCAGTGGCCTCTGGGTATCAAGGATCCGGTTAAGGGGAGCCCCTTATGCTCCCCACCCCCCCCCCTCGCAAAACTGTTACTATGGCCACAATTATAAGATCAAACGTTTTCCCCAGCAAGTCTGAGGACCAAGTATACACAACTCGCAGTACTGTTCTCGCCAACCGAAAGTTCTTTGCTCTTAAACCTAAGTATGTTTTGTTTGCGTTTTTGTTTCCCTTTCAGGAACCCATGCGCCGATCATTTACCACTCTAATCTATTCCTTGCTAGGACCTGACGCTTTCGTTTATGAAATGAAGGTAGTCACATACATGACTTACATGCTCACATCTTTCATGTTTGCATTGTTGTTTTGGAGTGCCCAGAAATATAAAATATTATCAGACAATTGGTACATTTATGTACCTATGACCGCATTGGCTATTACCTATAGCTCAGTGAAGGGTTACATATTCATTGCAAATTTATATTTTTGCTTGATATATCCCTATGTGTCATATAGCTTCTATTTGGTCCTACTCGTTGAACTTCCACATGTTCTTAAACGTTGTTTAGTTGACCCTTCGAGAGTTGTTCTAACCTCTCAAAGCGATGATGTCCTAATAGGACCATCGCGTAAGTGTGTCCCAACTTTTGAAGTCTATAGAGCTAAAACATTTATCAATAATATTGCCCCTCCAAATTTTGGAGGTATACACAATAATATTCTTAACCGTTTCTTTCCTTATACAGAAGATACTGTTTTCTTGGACCATCATGAAATTGATCGCCTTTATACAAAATTGTTAGAAGGCATTCCACTCCCACCCATACACGTTGTGTTTAAGAGTGGTTCTCCCTGCATGTATCACATTATTGCAGGTTTTGAGATATACTACTTGTGTTCCATTCTTGGACATCCCACAGTACTTATACAATTATCTGAGGAACGACTAGTGTCACAATCATCAGTGGCTTCTAGCTCACCTAAGTTTTCAACTTTTTGGTTTGCTTTCGCTTACTGTGTAGCATTGTTTGATGCTCCAAAGTTATATTCCCAGTGTGATGATTCCATCCCATATTCGTACTCTCAGTCTAAGCATGTTCGTAGTCGTACTTCTAAGGCAAGACCACCTAAGCTTTCGCACTTTTCAGATAGACCATTATCTAAGCGTCGTATTCGCAAAACTCTCACCTCCCTGTCTAAACATGATAGGAAAGAATTGTTTGGCCCTGATGATAAAAAATCAAAGAAGTTGATAGCTAAGAACGTATGTCCGAAACTGATATCGCAGAGTGATGGGTTATGTCTCGAGACTCTTATGTCTGTGATGGAACTCAATATGAGGAAATTTGGTCTTAAGACTGCTTACTCTAAGTCAGATGTTGCAGACCTCATTTATGTCATTTACAATATTGTGTACAGAAACACCGACCTTAAATCTCTTTGCTTAGATATAGGTATCGGCTTGTCTAAAATCACGAACTGTAGGATTGACCCTCATCAGTACTCGCTTGAAATTTTGAAACTGGTATGCGGTGAGGATGAACTTGTTTCCCAAGCCGACATGAGTACTATCTTAGATGGTATAAAGTCTGCATTGAGGAATTGGCAAGATTATCGCCATTCCGACACCGTCAAACGACTCCATCAATGTGTTTGTTATACACTAGCACTTTTGGGAAAAGAAAGTTTTGTGGTGGGTACTGATGTCTTCAGACTCTACTCAGCGCAAGCTATGTCCCATATTAATGTTACATCATTCTCGACCTATATTATGGAGTCTATCGTCTTCTTTATCGAACGTGGACAGCATATTTTACGCACTGGTAATCCTTATGATTTGTTTTACTCAGAGGATTCGGATTATGAATTTGCTAAAGAGTATGTCTTTTTGACTACTGGTTTCCCATTACTTGAATCAGGTAATCTGGAAATTGATGAAACTGAATTTGAAACTCGTTTACACAAAGCTATCTCTAAATGTGAGGACATCATTAAGTTCACCAAGGACAAACATTATGCTCCGCTCAAATTGGCTAAGTTACAAGACGTTAGGACCAAACTCGTACATTCTCAGCAGAATTCTGGCTTGCGTGTTAAACCTTTTTCCCTCTTACTTTATGGTGAGAGTGGTGTTAGTAAATCGCAATTGTGCAATTTGTTAACATGTGCTATACTTAAAGCTAATAACTTTGGGCACAAGAAGGAAAACATCATATGTCTTAACCCTGATGACAAATATCAATCCGAGTATCGTTCGCATCACTCCGCTGTGATTATGGATGATTTATGCAATGCAAAATTGGCAGTTGGTTCCTCTAGCCCTTTGGCACCTGTCATAACTTATGCTAATAATATGCAAACTGCAGCTCTTAGTCCCATAGCCGAACTTAAAGGTAATATCATGATCAGACCTAAAGTCTTCATGAGTACCACTAATGTTAAGAACCTGAATGCTCCGCTCTATTCTAACGAACCTGTCTCCATTCAGAGGAGATTTGAATTTACTATCACTGTCCGTATTCGACCTGAATATACTGATGGAAAGTCTCACATGGTTAATCGTGCTAAAGTTGCTGGACAGATGGTTCCTGATATGTGGGAATTGGACGTCGAAGAAGTTATCCCTGTAAAGCTCAGTACTGGGGCAACAGTTGGTGAATATCGTATTGCAAAACATGGTAACACTCCTCTACAGAATGTATCACTTGGGATTGCACTCGAGTATCTCGTGGCACAATCCAGGGTGCATTTTGATCAGCAGAAGAAATATGTCGCTAGTAGTGACGATTTATATGAGTGCAAAATGTGCCCTCATGATAATTACCCTGAAATTTGCCCTAAGTGTCTTGAAGAGAAGGTAGTTGCAGATGTCTTACCAGACGATGACAATCTGGATTCTCAATCTAGCACTACTGAGTCAGTTCTTGGTATGGTGCAGATATACACGTACATATCCATCATAAGCTGGTTCATCTCTACAATGTCCTACTCATATCAGCTCATTTGTCACGAGAGCGCAATCAAGATCTTGTACAAGTACCCAATGGTGCGTCGTCTAATCTTACGATTGTTTTCAAAGAGATATACTAAGTATTTGTGCTACATTTCTCTTGCTATCCCCTTGTGTGCCGTATTATTTTTCACACTCACTGGTTCGCCTGTTTTGTGTTGGTATAGTTTTTATCTTTTCTCTCTTCTGCTCTCTCTCA